GGTTCAATGCGTATGAGAAACAGGCTAAGACAGGCAAGAAGTACCTAGCCGGTAAGATCGGTAAGCCCAAGCAAGCTGGTTTTACCCCTCGTGGCAACGATGAGATGCCCAAGTCAGATAGCGATATTCCATTCTGATGCCAAGAGTTAAGTCAAATCTAAGTACGCAGATCCCCTCCATGCAGAACTGGGGCGGGATTCGGTCTATACAGAAGAGGTTAGAGCGCTCCGCTACCATTATGGAGAACAAGGAGGCGGTAGCGTATAGCCTACTCTGTATGGCCAATACTAAAATCACAGACATTATGGAGTGGGATGACCAAGGCAACATCCAAGTCAAGGCATCTAAGGATATTCCTGAACACGCATTGCAAGCCATCCGTAGTATTAAGGTTAATAAGGATGGTAATCTAGAGTTGGAGCTGTACGACAAGGTTGGAGTGCTGCGCCTACTAGCCAAAGCCTCTGGATTACTGGATAGCCCAGAGGATTCAGATAAGCCATCGGTGATTGGTATCAATATCAAGCCACCCGATATTGAAGACATCGAAATAAAATAACAACAACCCCTTTACTTTTCTATTTTTTTAGGAAAGAATCTCGTTTATAGCGATATCGCTATTTAACTGAGGAGATTGTGATGACCACGTTTACGACTGAAGATAGAGAAGAAGCGATGCGTAATAGTTGTGAGCATTGCGGAGAGCGGTTGCCCATTGATGAGATCCACCATTGTGCGAATACTGAGCCAGTTCCATTTGCTGGCTTTATTCCATTAGATGATGAAGAGTCTGATAACGAAAAGCTGTGCAGACTAGCCAATGATATGGAATCCAGTATCAACATTAGGCTTGGGCGCTCTGGTGTGCGCTGGGCGGGAGACTAAGATGCCAATCAAGTCTGAGTTTTGGCACATCCTACAAAAGCATATTGCGCTGAGAAAAGCTAATAAATGAACAATGAACCAGTAGCGTGGATTTCACAAGATGTTTTGGATGCAGACCATATTATTAAAGCCGTAGTGCGTAGAGAACAGGATGAGCAACATACTATTCCACTCTATACCCATCCAGCAAAAGAACTAACAGATGAGGAAATACTGTCATTAACTGGGTTCAAAAACAATCCGTATGATATTTTTATTGAATATGAAAAAGAGGATTTAATTGAATTTGCTAGAGCAATACTAAGAAAGGCACAAGAGAAATGAGTGCTTGGCTTATCATCGTTACAGGTCTGATTTATGGCTACATAGCTGTAGAGCAAGGACTAAAGGGTAATGTGCCTATGGCGGTGGTATATAGCGGGTATGCGTTTAGTAATGTAGGTCTTTACATATTAGCCACTAAATAATCACCGCATGAATCACCGCATAATGTGTAACATTTTATACATAATCGTTACCATATGTATACATAACGTAACATTTTTATAACATTAAAGTTATATTAAAGTTTTATTTAATAACTTATAGGTTAAAGCTCTAGCGGATCAAAGCCTAGCTCATCTGCTACCAGTTTGGCTCTGTGTCGGAATGTCTTATCGTGTTTTTGCCATGCAGCTGTGGAAGTATTCCACCGACTAGCGTGAATCATCTCGTGAGCCATTGTCCGAATGACTGTATCCAAAAATCCGCACCTTGCTGCTGATATCGTAATAACGTGTTCATGCTTGCCCCCATCATCGTATAGGTACGTTCCCATCGTATCGGGATCGTGATCCACGATGAACTTTATCTGCTCTGGTAACGGCATATCCCACTTATCAAAAGGCTTGCACACCACAAGCATGGTGTACATATTCTTCAGAATAGTGGATGTGAGCTGGATCATACTTTCATTAACTGACCACGAAAATAAATTAGACCCTCATCCTCGTTGATAACCTCTGCCAGCTCTGGTGGCATGAGTTTGCCGTTGATAAAGGTCAATACTGCGAAACCCGCCCTCCAGTTGACAGGGTTGTTTTCTGTATACGCAAACTGGTTGTCCTTGATACAGGCCATCGTTCCAGTATCTACTCCATATCGTGTGCCGGTGTAGTCTGTCCAAGGAGTTATCTTGAGCGAGTGTAGGTGGCCAGATACAAAGCTCGTGCCTGACTTCATGGTGTTGTTGTAGACCGCATGGACTCCGTTGTGCCAGCGGTGTTTAATCATGCAAGTCTGGTTAACCATGATAGACCAGTACCATTTCCAATGGATTGTGTGGTCAGCAATATCAAAACCCTTGATTCCCTCGTACTGTGGGAGGATGTTAGACAGCTTGCCTGAGAATCGTAGGTCATGGTTACCAATCGTAATCATTAACTTACAGCCAGCCGGTCTTACCTTTTCAATGTCTCCGAGTCTTTCTTGGATCTCATCCAACTCTTCTTTGACTGTGGGGCCTTTCTGCCAGCCAATGCGGTGATGCGCTGAGATACTAGCAAAGTCGGCAATATCCCCATTAAGAATCACAATCTTTGGTTTCAGATACTTTACAAATTGGACAAAGCCTCGGTGAGCTGTCGTAACATACTCTGGGTTGTAGTGGCAATCAGAGCCAACCAAGATGACACCATTGTCGATGGTGACGTTAGCTTGCATCTGCTCATCGGGAATGTAAATCTTAGGCTGGCCAGAGGGTGACAGAGCATCTAGAACAATATCGTATTCCTGTTCTATCTTTCTGCGCCTTTTTAAAACATTGCGAGTGCTAATCCCGATAGTCTGGCTCACCTTTTCGGGGGATTGATATTCTTTCCAAAGAGCAATAAATTCTTCGTCACTACACGCTTTTCGTACCATGACATACCTTATAATGATAAAGTTAGCTTATATTAACTGAAAAGTGTTAAAAATCAATGGCTAAAACAAAAGAGATGTCAAGTAAGCAGATACCGACTACTGGTATTAGCTTAGATTTTTCCAAATCCCCAGAGGTTTATAAGTTCCTAACGAGCAATGCATTCGTGCGTGGGATGATGGGTCCAGTAGGGTCTGGCAAGTCTTATGCTTGCGCTGCTGAGGTGTTCATCAGAGCCATTCAGCAAAAGCCCTCCCCTATCGATGGTGTCCGATATACCCGTTTTGTCATTGTACGCAATAGCTACCCCGAACTCAAGACAACCACAATTAAGACGTGGCAAGACCTTTTCCCAGAGAATACCTTTGGGCCAATGCTCTATACCCCACCCATTACCCACCACATCCGACTACCGGCAAGGGATGGAGCTGCGGGTCTTGATTGCGAGGTAATCTTCTTAGCGCTTGACCAGCCGAAAGACGTTAGAAAGCTATTATCCCTAGAGCTAACAGGGGCATGGGTTAACGAGGCACGAGAGTTGCCAAAGGCTGTAATCGATGGCCTTACGCACCGAGTAGGTAGATACCCTACCAAGCGAGATGGTGGCGCTAGTTGGCATGGCATCTGGATGGATACCAACCCAATGGATGATGACCATTGGTGGTTTAGGATGGCCGAGAAAGAAAAGATGACAGGACCATATGCTTGGAAGTTTTACAAGCAACCTGGAGGGGTTATTGAAGTCGGCAAAGACGATCTGCCCGAAAACCCAGAGGCCAATGACTGCATCTTCTCAGCGGGTAAGTGGTGGCAACTAAACAAGAAGGCTGAAAACGTAGCCAATCTACCGGCTGGCTACTATCAGCAGATGCTCTTGGGTAAGAATCTAGATTGGATCCGATGCTACGCAGAAGGCAAATATACCTATGTCCAAGAGGGTAAGTCGGTTTGGCCTGAATATGACGATAACATCATGTCTGGAGAGACAATTTTGGACAACTCTGTGCCGATCCAGATTGGTCTTGACTTTGGTTTAACCCCAGCTGCGGTGATTGGGCAGAGGTTGCCTAGCGGTAGGTGGCAAGTAATTGACGAGATTGTTACCTTTGACATGGGATTGGAGCGCTTTGGCCACCAGCTCGTGGCTGAAATCAACGCAAAGTACCCAGGAATGCAAGTATTGGTGTGGGGAGATCCAGCTGGTATGGCTAGAGATGCAATCTATGAGGTAACGGCTTTTGACTTTTTAAGGACTCTTGGCCTCAAGGCACAGCCAACCCCATCAAATGACTTCAAGGTTCGCAGAGAATCCGCTGCTGCGCCCATGCAACGTCTTATTAACGGCAAGCCTGGGCTGATGGTTGACAGCAAATGCAAGTTATTACGCAAGTCTCTAGCGGGTGGATACCATTTCAAGCGGGTATCAGTCGGCTCTGGTCAGGAGCGTTTTAGGGATAGCCCAAATAAAAACGAACACTCCCACGTTGGTGATGCCTTTGGATATCTCTTGCTCGGTGGTGGTGAATACAAGCGCATGACTCGCCCAGGAGATGTCTCATCTAAAACATATGTTGCCCAGACTGTGGCCAACAGCGACTTTGATATATTTTCAAGATGAAAGTGACTATACCCTACGAGGTATTAAACGAGGAGATGCATCCCAAGAGGGGGGTGTTTTATCTGCCATTCGTTATTGACCACTTTGACCAGCTCGATACCACCCAGCCAGAGCTGTTGGCTGTGGCTAGGGGCTATGACCTCAGATCCATGATATACAGCCAATCCATGCTTGGTGCAGCGGTTACCGCTTTCTACCGCAATAAACCGATAGCCATTTTTGGAGTTGTATTCTTTTGGGGTGGGGTTGGCGAGATGTGGAGCATCTTTGACAATCAGGCTAGAGAGTACCCAGCATCCATGCTTAGATGTGGCAGATCCTTTGTAGATATCGCAACACGATATCTCAACTTGCATAGATTGCAAATAACTGTTAGAACTGACGATATTCGGGCAATACGTTATGCGAAAGCATTAAGGTTTGAGACCGAAGCGGTTTTAAAGATGTATGGCCCTGACAAGGTGGATTACTTACTAATGACGAGGTATTAAATGGGTGGACTATTTGGTGGATCTCCAGATACCAGCGGTGCTGAACGAGCAGCTGCTGAGACTAAGGCAGAAAACGAAAAGATTAGGGCGCAAGCTGAAGAGGAAAAGCGACAGCTCGCAGAACAAAACGCAGCTCGTGCTAGAGCAAGAGTTCGTGGTGGTAGCCGTATGTTGCTATCCGATACACGTTTAACCCCAGAGACAGGCATTCAAACGCTTGGCTCTAACGAAATGAAAGTGAGCTAATCATGGGTGGAGTATTTAGCGGTGGTGGCGGTGGCGGTCCAAAAGCTCCTGAGCCAAAGCCAGAGCCAGTAGTTGAGAAACCAACACAGGCACAAGAAGAGGCTGGCGCTCGTATGCGTGGCGCAAAACGCAGAGGCCGTCAACTCCTATCCGATGCACGTCTAAACCCAGAGATGGGTATGCAAGAGACTTTAGGTGGGGGGAATAGCCTTGGATAATAAAGCTAAGATGCAAAAGAAAGTAGCCAAAGTCATGCGTGAATACAAGGCTGGCGGTCTACATTCTGGCAAAGGTGGCCCAGTTGTTAAATCTCAAAAGCAAGCCGTTGCAATTGCAATGAGCGAGGCTGGAATGGCGAAGAAAAAATGAAAGAAGTCTGGGAAAAAGAAAGACCTAAAAGTTTAGGCAAGCCAGAAAAGTTGTCTCCCATGCAGAAGGCTGCTGCTAAAGCAATGGCAAAGAAGGCGGGCAGACCATATCCAAATCTTGTAGATAACATGAGAGCATCTAAAAAATGAAAGTAGAGCTATCGTTTGAGTTTGGCGAAGACCACAAAGGCATGGGCGAGGAAGAAAAGAAGCCTATGGAGTTGACACCATTCCAAAAGAAAGTAGCTAAGATGCTTGCTCAAAAGGCTGGCCGTTCTAAGCCAAATGAAATGGATATGTATAAAGCATCCGAGCTAGAGGATGAAGAAGACTAATGGCCATACTTGTTGAGCGTGAGTCGCTCACTACCAAATCTCGCCATGTTTCCCCAAGCTATGTAGATAAAGATGGTAATCAATATCTAACAAGCTCAGACAAGCCATTCCCGACTGTAGATGTAAACCATCTGCGGTTGCACGAGGGTAGGGCATATTACGTTTACAGAGTTGAGACATCTTTAGCTGTCAATGCAAGCCTTGATATTGCGGTTGCTTGGCCGTCTGGAGTATTCCCACACGCTGTATTTAATTATCAATGCGGTGGCGATTCTAGATTTTATATATACGAGGCTCCAACAACCAGCGGTGGAACATCTCTAACCATTCACAGGCGCAATCGTTCATTAGAGACAACTAGCACAGGAGCTGCTGTATACGCTCCTACTGTATCCGCATTAGGCACAGAGATTTTTGGTGAGATTGTTACTAGCGGACAAGGCGGTACTGGATCTGGTGGCGGTGGCATTACAGACGAATATGTATTAAAGCCATTAACAACTTACCTATTTAGAATAACGAACACTAATTCACAGGCACACATTTCTGAGTTGCTGATTGCGTGGTACGAATGACATTAAAAAAACATCAGAACCCAAAGGGCGGTCTTAACGAGGCTGGGCGCAAATACTTTGAACGCAAAGAAGGTGGCAATTTACAAGCCCCAGTTAAGGGTGGAACCAACCCAAGAAGGGTATCTTTTGCTGCTCGCTTTGGCGGGATGGCTGGGCCTTTAGTAGATGAGAAAGGCAGACCAACTCGCTTAAAGAAAGCGTTGCAAGCGTGGGGATTCGGTAGCAAAGAGGCAGCTCGTAACTTTGCAAATAGACACAAAAAGGATTGATATGGCTGAAATGATGAGATTAAAACCCGAAGACATCCTCAAGCGCCACGATATTGCGTTGCGTAAGAAAGAGGATTTTAGAGACCTATACGATGAGGCATATGAGTTCGCTCTGCCACAGCGTAATCTCTATGATGGGTATTACGAAGGTAAGGTTGGCGGTGCTAAGAAGATGAATCGTGTGTTTGATGCAACCGCTATTAATTCGACTCAGCGCTTTGCCAACCGCCTACAATCAGGAATATTCCCGCCACAGCGTAAATGGTGCAGATTAGAAACTGGACCAGATATTCCAGAAGACCGCAAGGCAGAAGCCTCAGCAGCTCTTGATATCTATGCAGACAAGATGTTTGCAACTCTCAAGCAGTCTAACTTTGACATTGCGATGGGTGAGTTCTTGCTTGACCTAGCAGTTGGTACAGCAGTAATGATGGTTCAGCCTGGTGATGACACATCCCCAATCAACTTCATTCCTGTGCCACAGTTCTTAGTTGCCTTTGAAGAGGGCGCTAATGGTCAGGTAGACAATGTATACAGACGTATGCGTATTAAGGGCGAGGCAATCATTCAGCAATGGAGAGATGCCACAATCCCATCAGACCTACAGCAGAAGATTGACCAAAAGCCAACAGAAGACTTTGAGTTGATTGAGGCTACAGTATTTGATCCAAAGCGTGGTGACTTTTGCTATCACGTTATCCACAAAGAATCTAAGCAAGAGCTGGTCTATCGCAGACTCAAGAAGAGTCCTTGGGTAGTCAGTCGCTACATGAAGGTAGCCGGTGAGATATATGGCAGAGGCCCATTGATTACTGCGTTGCCTGATATCAAGACATTGAACAAAACACTAGAGCTAGTATTAAAGAATGCATCTTTAGCTATATCTGGTGTGTATACAGCTGCTGACGATGGAGTTCTTAACCCAGCAACTGTCAAGATTATCCCAGGAGCAATCATCCCTGTAGCCAGAAACGGAGGCCCACAGGGCGAGTCACTAAAGCCATTGCCACGAGCTGGTGACTTTAATGTGGCTCAGATTATCATGGGAGACCTACGAGGGAACATCAAGCGCATACTGCTAGACGAGAGCTTGCCTCCCGATAATATGTCTGCTCGCTCCGCAACAGAAGTCGTAGAACGTATGAAGGAGTTGAGTCAGAACCTTGGATCTGCTTTTGGCCGATTGATTAATGAGACCATGATTCCACTTGTATCTAAGATACTGCAAGTAATGGATGACAGAGGCATTATCGATATGCCTTTGCGTGTGAATGGTCTAGAGGTAAAGGTAGCACCAGTTGCCCCATTAGCTATGGCTCAGAATATGGAAGACGTAACCAACGTCATGCAGTTCGTGCAGATGGCTCAAGGCTTTGGACCAGAGGGTCAAGCAACACCTAAGATGGGCGAGATTACAGATTACATTGCAGACAAGCTAGGCATCCCATCAAGGTTGCGTAATGACTCAGCAGAGCGCCAATACAATCTCCAGCAGATTGCTCAACAGGCAGCTCAGGTTGCCGAGCAAAACCCAGAGGCTGTACCCGAAATGCTGAAAATGGCTGGAGGCTAATAGATGAATGTTGACGGATGGGCTGGCCTAGAAAACGTAGTTACAGATATTCGTGATGTTGACCAATCAGTAGAAGACCTAAACAAATTATGCCTCCGAGTTCTCAGCTCAGAGGATGGCGAAAAACTAATGAAGTGGTTAAGAGCCACTTTGTTAGAGCAGCCAGTTGCCTTGCCTGGCG